GTGGATGCTGTTGTTGTCCACCGCGGCCGATGCCGCCTGCCACGGCCCGGTGCCGTCGGTGCTGGTGCTGCGCTCGTGCCATGTGCCGGTGCCGACATCAAACACCAGCGTCCGATTGCCCGCTGTCGTCAGGCAATAGAACCAGTGCCCGCGGTAGGGATGCGTCAGCGCATACAGGCCCACCGTCTGCGTGCCGATGATCGCCTCGATGGCGTGCGTGGAAACGCGCTCTGGGTTATACCCTTTTGAGCGATACACCAGCCCGTCGGTGCCGAGCCACCACACCGAGTTGTCGGCGCGACAAACTGACATCGGCGACGACGATCCGATTGGCACCACGCCGCCCGTCTTGTGTCTGAACGGAAAGAAGCTCATCGCCCCCTCGCCGGTCAGGCCAGACTTGCCGGCATTGTACCAGACCTGGAACCCGCCATCGCCGATGGTCCACAACTCGCCGCGGTGGTTGATGACGCGCCGCACCACGTTGGGCGTCGCATCGGAATAGGCAAAGTCCAGTGCGTCAAAATCGGACGGAGCGTTGAGCCGCGAGATGAACCACATCGCGGTGTTGCCCGGCGCCGAGAATGCAAAATACCCGTCGACGTAAGCGACCGACGTAGCGCCGGGAAAGTCCGGGTCAACGATCTCAGTGAGCGGATCGCCGACATTGTGGCCGCAGGCGTAGGCTTTTGGTGGCACGCAGACCACGGCGTTGATCGGAGACGCTGCGATGGTGATGAAAGTATTCCACGAGCCTGTGCCGCTGTCGGCGATGCCGATGTCGCCCAGATCCTCGACGGTGACGCCGCCGACCAATGGAAAGCTGAGCCGGTAGCAGTGCGAGCCGGACACGATGTAGATACGGCCGGGACCGTCGTCGTTCATTGCCCTGATCGGCCCTGAACCCACCGGGCTGACGCCGCCGGTCGTTGCCCACGAAACCAGCGCCGGCGTGGACACCAAAGCGGCTGCCGTGCGCGCATCCTCCGGCTGTTTCTCGGACATCAAGTTGATCAGCCGTTTCGCACTGAGCGGCAGCGACGGGTGTGCGTAGCTCTCCAGCGGAAACGGGATCCGCCGCATGCCAGGCTTGGCCGGCGCATCGGACATCAGGGCGCCTCGAGCGCCGCCACGCGGTCGGTCAGCGCGGTGATCAATGCGTTAAGCTCCTTGATTGCGTTGACGCTGATGGCGGTCAGCGTTTCGCTCGTCAGGCCCAGCGTCGGGTCGCCAGAGTCCAGCCCGCCGGTGCCGTCACGCAGCGGAATGCCCGCCTGCCACACCGCCTCTGGCACGATGGGCTGCACGTCCTGCGCCACGAAGCCAATCTCTTCCTGCGAGCCTGTCGTCGGGTCGGCACGGGTGAACGACACCGGCTGGAGCTGCAGGATTTCCGCAAGCCCTTTGTCCGTTGGCATTATGCCGGTCTTGGTGCGCCGGTCTGATGCATTGATATATGCGCCGTTGCCGCCGACAGACGACTGCGGATTGAAGCAGAACTGATCCGAGGCCCGCATCACCCAGAGCGGCCCGCCGGTATCGACATATTGCAGCGTGCCGGCGGTCGGGCCGGATGTCGCGAAATCTAGATAGAAACCCGGCAGGAACGCCAGAATACGGCCAGATCCACCAAGCGACAGACCGAATGCGTTCGATGTGCCGTTGACCCAGAACTGTGCGGCGGTAACGGCATTCACCGCATTGATGTTGCCGCTGGACGAGACGTAGGCGCCGGAAATGTTGCCCAGCGCCGACAGATCGCCTGATGCGTTCAGTGTCATCAGATCGCCACCCGGACCCGCCCAGGTGCGTGTGCCGCTGGTGGCGTTCCAGGCGTCATACCAGTTCGGGCTGTGGATCTGCAGATGGTGGTTGGACCCGGATTGCACCGAGAACTGCCACTGATAACCAACCGATGAGGATAGTGCGAAGCTGTTGGCATACACCGTTGTGCTGGATACGACGTTGCCGGTGACGCTAAGCCCGCCGCTCAGCGTGCCGCCGGTGATCGGCAGCACCGGCGTCCACGTCCCGCCAGACCGCCCATAGGAGGTGGCATTGACCGGCGCCTCTGACAACACCGCTGTCCACGTCGCATTCATCCTGCCATACGCCACTGAGTTCTGCGGCGCTTCCGGCAGCACCAACTGCCAGGCGCCGTTCTGCCGGCCGTAGGGCTGGTTGGTATAGGGCGCCTCGGGCAGTGTGGTGGTGGCGCAGTAGGCTTTCATGGCGAGTGCCGTGATGCGTCCGGTGGTCGTGCCGGTATCGCCAACGACGCTCATGCTGTCGGCAACACTACCCAGATCCACCAGGTCAGCGACGCGGATTTCAGTGCCGGACATGTCAGGAGGTCTCCAACCATTCGTCAGTATCGGAAGTCCAGATCGGGCGGTTGTCGTCCGTCAGCAGGCCAGCCAGATGCACGCCCTCGGACGGGATGATCGGCGGAATAACCGGCGGCAGCGCCGACAACGGCACTCCGGTGACGAACGGGCGCATGATGTGCGCGATACCCTGCGAGAGCAGCTCGGTCTTGGCGCCGTCGTTCCAGATCAGCAAAACTCCCCAGCCGACCCTCAACGGAAAGCCGCTGAATGTGCCGGTGGGTACGTCGAAGTCCCACGACCCGGAGACCGTGCTGGGCACGCCTGGCGCCGAGTAGAGCATCGTCCCATAGCGCGATCCTGGGCGTGCGTAGTCGCACCAGACGTTCGGCCTGTCGTCATCCTCCCACAGCAGCAACTGCATGCTCGGGCCGTTGGCATCGGTGCCGAGGATGAGCAACTGCGCGCTTGGGTGATCGCGCTCCACCACCGTCACCGTCAACGCGAGGCTATCCGATGCGGACAGCACGAGGTCGCGGCGCGGTAGCTGGATCGGCGAGGTCCGCATATATGGCAGAGTGATGCACTGTTGCATGCTAGCGCCTTTCCAGTGCCTCGATGCGGGTCAGCACCTTGGCGACCTCCTGATCGACATATGCTTTGGGCGCGGCATGATCCGGCTCGGTGGGCATGACCGGCGGCAGATCGACAGGTGTTGGCGGCAGAGGTGGTGGCGGCTCGTATGGCTCGACCTTCATGCCCTGCTCGACGATCTCGGCGTATTCGGCATTCGCTGGATCGGTGGGCACGTAGAACACGCCGGGACCGGTGATATTGCCGAGTGTCTCCTTGTCGTCGAGCGTCGCCTCGATTCTGGTATTCTCTGCATTCGCGTAGATCAGACGCATGGCCTACAGTTCCGCTAATGCAGTGAAAGTGCCGTTGAAGTAGTAGAAACCGGCCGCCGAGACATTGCAGATCGGCGTTATGGCTGAGTAACCGTTGCCGTTGACCGTCTGCCCGCTGACATTGCTGCCCGCACCGCTGGCAAAAGTGAGTGTGGGAGATGCTCGCATTGGCACAGGCAGAAGCTGCATAACGAAAACATTCGTCGCAGACCCGTTGGCGACACCCCCGAAGCCGACAGGCCCACCCTGATAAAAGCGCATACACGAACGAAGTTCGTCGGCATATGCCGGCGCGGTCCACGGTGTCGCCGTTGTGCCGATTTCCAGCTTTACCTGTCCAACCGTGCCGGTCTGAAACTCGATTGTGGCGTTAGTGCCTGCGGTAAGAGATGCAGTGCGCGGCGATGCGCCATAACTGCCGGCGTTGATGCGGGCCTGCGCTGAGCCGGTCCACGACAGCACGTAGTTGCCGGTCAGAAGTGAGATCCCTTCCACCACCTGCTGAAGCGTGCCGGCGGTGACTGTTATCGTCGTCGCCGCACCAGGCGATTGCGTGAAGGTGTAAGTCCCCCCGCCAGCGCCGGCTTTCCATCGGTCGTGACCGTAGACCCCGGCAGCGAGCGCTGTGCCACTGACATAGGCGCGCTGGTTGACGGCAAATCCCGTGTTGTTCGCATAGCTTGCAGCCGGCAGTGCAGCCTGGACGAAGGCGGTTGTTGCAATACTGGTGTCGTTATCACCGAGTGCCGGCGTGACAGCGCGCGCATCGCCGGTAAACACTGGCGCGGCGAGCGGCGCGTATGGCGCCAGTGCCGTCGTCACCTGCGCTGCGGTCTGATAGCCGCTGGGGTTGGAGGCGGCGTAGCGGCTGGTATCGGTCGGATGCACATGGTCGGCGCGCGCCCAGGTCGTGCCGGAGCCTATCGCCGCTGTCCCATCCATCACCGGCGTCGTGGAGGACGGCGGCAGCACCGTCGTAACATCGCCGGATGATAGCGTCACCGCGCCGGTGCGCGTGTTGAAGCTCGACACGTTCGGCGATGGCGAGCGCAGGATCTGCCACTGGCTGATGCCGGCCGCCCAGATGATGCGGTCGCCGTTGTTTACCGTCTGCCCGGCAATGCCGGGAATGCCGCCCGGCGCCGTCTCGGGCACCACCGGATTGGCCGTCACCGCGACATAGTTGGCATTCGAGACGCTGCCGCCTGCGGTGATGCTCGGCGTGTTGGCCGCAACCTGCCAGGTGCCGAGGTAATTGCCGGCGAGCGAGATGGCGTTGTCGATGTAATGCTTGTTGGCGGCCTGTGCGCTGGCTGTCGGATCGCCGGAAAGCACGAGCGGGCCGGTCATCGTATCGCCGGAGACGTTCACGAAGTCGCCGCCGCTGTTTGGCGTCGCGGTCCATTTCGTGCCGTCGTAGATGTAGCTCACGCCGCCGTTGCTGACGGTCTGGCCAATGGTGGGTGAGTTGGCGAAATCGAACACAGCGCGTCCTATCCGATCATCGTGACCATGGGGCCGCCGGCCGCGACCGGCGCCAGTGGCCGGAACCCAGCAGTGAAACCGCTTGGCACCGCGCCCGTGAAGGTGCCGTCACCGAAATTGGCGCTTACGATGTCGCTGACCGCCCCGCCCATAAAGGCAAACAGGGGACCGGTGGCGATTGATGCGATGCTCAACCCGCCGGTTGCCGTTGCCGGGTTGGCCGTCGCGCTGCCATTCCAGTTGCCGGTGGGCGCGACGCGCGTCCAGAACAGCTTGTTGGTGAAATCAACCGCGAACCCAACAACAGCGTCATTCGGGACCTGTGAGATTGAGCTTCCCGAGGCCGAACCATTGATAGAGATGTCGCCGTTAAACCAATTGATACTCGCAGACCCTGCCACCGCCCCTGGCAATGCCGCCGATGCCAGCGCAATCCCAGCGGTGATGCTGCTGGTGCCTACGATCCATCTGGTTTCCCAGTAGTATTTCCCGGCGCTGGCCGAATAGGCTGAACGCACCCACCCGCCGGTCGCCGTCGTGGTCGCCGTCAGGGTGGCGTTGGTCAGCGTCGCGTTGCTTTGGTCCGCTGAGTTCCAGACTGTATTGGCCAGCGAAAAGCTGGCGTCGATAAGGAACTCGATTTCCAAGAGGAACGGCGAGCTGTTGGTGGTGCCTGCCGTTTGCAGCAGCCGGTAGTAACGGTAGGATGTCACATTACCGGATAGTGTGGTGATGGTTTGGGCGGTGCCGCCCAACGTGAAGGTCGCGCCTATATTGGTCCAGGCCGCGTTATCCGGCGATCCCTGCCATTGCCACGTTCCGTGTGTGCCGGCGTTGCTCTGATACCATTTAGCTTCGGTAATCAGCCGGGGAGAGCGGAAATCAAACACGACCTCGCGCCCGCTCTGCGATCCCGACCACCAGAACGCATTGGTTGTGAACTGCGAGCTGTCAACCAATCCGGAAACGACACCGCCGCCGGCTGTCGCCGTGGTTGTTACGGTGATGTATGGCCGGCGGTCGCCGTTGCCGCCGAGGTTTGAATAGGATTGCGCCATGCTACGCGACCACCAACGGACCACACTGCACGTTGTTCACCGCTGCCGCCGTCCACGCCGCTGACGTGTTCGGGTCCGTGAGGTCCGTGCGCCACGCCCACTGCCAGCCCGACGTAGTCAGCACCAACGTGGGCGATGCAACAGCGGCTGCGGCACCGGATTTGAGCTGCACGGCGGCGGTGCGCGTGCCCGCGTCGGATTTCTGCATATACGCGCGCGTGACCACGGCGATGGTGCTGACGGGTGTCGAGGCGATGCTGGCGATGCCGTAGAAATCGGCGTGGCCGGGTGTGCTGTCGTAGACGTAGGACGTGGTGGCGTCCTGCTGCGGCTCGCTGACCATCGAGACATTCGTGTTCGCGTTGATCGTGATCGAACTGTTGACGGGTTGTATGGCTGTGCTTGGGCCGGATGAAAGCGTCGGATTGGCCACCGGGAAAGACGCATAGGTCGTAATCGACCGCCCTCCCATATAGGTGCCGCTGTTCGGCGCACCATAGTTACCGGCGGATGTGTCCGCGCAAATGCCAAGCCAGATTGGCACACCCCTGGACACAGCAACGCCAGGGGTGAAGGTGAATGTGTTTGTGCCGCTCGCGATCGGCGTCACAGCGGCAGAGGAACCGAGCACTGCACCCGGACCACCCGAGGCACCCGTGCTGTCAAATATCGCGCATTTGGCGTTGCCCGAGTTGCCTGTCGTCGCCACGACGGTTGCGAGGGTCAGCAGACCGCTGAAAGTTGGTGTGAACTGCGAATACGCCACCTGCGACCCAAGGATGCTGACGTTTGATCCGCCACCGGGGATCGCCTGCGTGTTGCCGCCTGCACCGCTGCGGCTGAACTGCACGCTGGCATCCGACGCGGGCATGCGCGTGTAGCATCTGATATCGCCGAGCCACGCCACGCTGCTCGCGTCGCTGCGCCAGAACAGGTCGTCAAAGTATTGACTGCCGCCAGCTTGCTGACCCACCTGAAGCTTGTTGGCGTAGTTGTTTGCCGTGCCGCCTGCTGTGTCGATGCCGGTGGTCGAGTGGTCATCGACGGGATTGCCGTTCTTACGGACCTTAAAACTGCCGGTGGAATTATGGACGACAACCTCGAACTCGAACGCATACCATGTGCTGATGGCGGTAAATGCGCTAGCATACGTGGCCAGAATAGCACCCGCCGCTGTGCCAGACGTGAGGAGGATGGTGCCGTCAGAGCGGAACACGACAGCACACTGCCCGGTCGTGCCGTCAAGCAGTTGCAGATATAACCCAAGAGTGGAGCCGGTTATGGCTGATTGCGTATAGTATGCAACCACGAAATGATGAACGCTGTCATTCTGCCCGCTGCTCTTGCTCAGATACACACCGGTCGATGAGGTCTGCAAGGCTCGCCCAACCCCGAACCTCGTGGGGCTAGCCGATAGCGCCCAATTAGCTGCCGACGTGTCCCAATATCCGTTCGCAGCATCAACGCCGTTCGCGTAGCAATCGAACCCGTCGCCAAATGACCACGCCATCGGCTCAACTCCACGTCACGGCGAGGGACAGCAGCGCGTCGGTCGGGCTACCGGTCGCAGCGGTGATCACTGCGGTGATCCGCTGGCCTGCCACGAAGGTGTTCGCCGCCGTGGCGTTCGTGGTGGCCGGCGTCGCCGATGAGACAGCCACGGCGCTCAACCCGGTCACGCTGACACCGTCGATCTGCACCGCGACGCTGAAGCTGCCGTTGCCGGTGAAATAGGTCAGGCTGTTGACCGTGCCGGCATAGGGCGCGTCGTAGGCCAGCCAGACGGTATCGTCTGATACCACCGCCGCGTTCTGCCACTGCGCCTGCAGCCGCGCCTTGTTGCGCACCGCCGCGCCGCCGTTGTTGGTCGCGATGACCCACTGCGTCGAGCTGCCGTCGTTGTAGCCAACGTAAAGCTGCGTGCCGACGCTATCGAACCACAGCGCGCCAGTAGTTGGCGTCGGTGCGGTGTCGCTGATCGTGATGCTGGCGCCGTCCGCTCCGGCGGGGCCTGGAGGGCCGGGCACGGTACTGTCAGCTCCGGGTGGGCCAGTCGGACCTCTGATATTGCCAGTTAGTTCCCAACCCATCGCATTATCCCTTGTAGCCAGCCATGCGGGCCTGTAGCCTTGAGGCCCCAGCATGAGAGCCACACACACAATGCACCTGACGGAAAACGAAGCTAAGCGGTTTGCGTCTAAGTATGCCAAGACAGGCAACTGCTGGATCTGGCAAGACCCGCTCGACAAAGACGGCTACGGGACATTCTACTTCCGCCGCATTAACCGAAGAGCACATCGCGTCGCCTGGTATTCTGTCCACGGCGATTTGCCAGATGGAATGATCGTCAACCACACATGCCGCAATCGCGCCTGCGTTAACCCGCAGCATCTTCAGGCCATCACTTGGGCGGAGAATGTGATGCGCGACAGCGTTTCTATCCCCTACATCAACTCGCAGAAAACGCATTGCCCACGAGGGCATCCATTCGATAAGACCTACAAAGAAGCCAGAGGCTTCGTCCGCTATTGCTCCATATGCGAAGCAGAGAAAAAGAAGCGACTGCGGGCTAAATGGGCCGCAGAGGACAAACTCAACATTTAGACGTAATGCCAAACGTCGCCGGTCGTGGCGTCAAGATAGCTGGTGCCAACCGGCTGCGTGCCTGTCGGTGGGCCTGAACCGCTCAACATCGGCTGTCCAGGACTTCCGTCAACGCCATCAACACCGTCTTGCCCGTCAACACCGTCCTGGCCGGCAACTCCGGCAGGTCCGACCGGACCCTGGACTCCGGGCGGTCCTGGTGGTCCGCGCCAGTTCTCGCCGGTCGGGTCCGGCGGGATCGTCGGCGGCGGCAGCGTGCCGCCAAAGTCCAGCCCGTCGTCCGGGCAGGCCGCCGCGGTGCTGCCAAACGTCAACCCATCTGCCATCTAGAAGTAATCCACGCGCACAGGCCGGCCTGACGGTTCCAGCGCCACGATCTGTGCCAGCGCCCGGTTGGCTAGCAACTCCTCCGCGGGATTGATCTGCTTGTCGAACAGCGGCGCCAGCCGGTTCGCGGCGAGCTGCTCGTACGGCATCTCGGCCGGTCCCGGTATGTCTTGTGAGGTCCACCGCGCGACGCCACGCGCGACCAGATTGTCATGCACCGCCATCACGGCGTTCTGCGCGCTTTCCGGCGCCGCCAGCACCTGCGCCATGCGCCGCACCCGCGCCTCCATCACAGGCACCATCTGTGGATCCACCTGCTTGCCGAAGCTCGACGCCAGCGACATCGCCACGAGCCGTGTGTATTCCTCTGCCACCGCCATCGGAATGCCGGTATTCGGCCACGACACCGACGCCTGCGAGGCGAGCGATGCCTGCACCTCGGTGACCTTGGCGAGTGCGAGGTTCTTTGCCCGGATCACGCGCGCCACCGTCGCTATGCGGCCTTCGAGCAGCGCGATGACGCCGGGATCGGCCGGCTTGCCGAATGCCGATGCGAGGTGAAATGCGGTGAGGCCCGCATATTCCTCTGACACCGCGTCAGTGATGGCACTGCTTGTCCAGTCGCAGATGCCCTGTGCCACGAGCGACGAATGGACGGCCTGCACGGTGGTCTGTGCGAGGGTCTGATCGGCGGCAATCGGTGTCTCGTCGGCGGCGATCACGCCGAGCTTCTGCAATGCCGTCGTGGCGATGGTTGCAACGGAAACCACCACCGCCTGGCTCAGCGGCACCTCGTCGGTGGCGATGATGCCGAGCTCGACCAGCGCGTTGTTGGCGATGTCGGCAGGCGCGACGCTGGTGTTGAGCAGTGGCCGGTCGGCAACCGGCACGACGGATACGCCTAGCCGGCGAAGGGCGCGCTCTCCTAACTGCGATACCGTCACCGTCATCTGCCGATTGCCTCACTTGTATCTGGCAAACTCACCATAAAGCCGAAGCGCGGCTTGACAGTAAGCTGCATGGGCTTCCTCTGGAGTATCGAAGTGTCCAAGAAAATAGTGATTCCCATGACATTTAATTTGCGCTTGCCACCGTTCATCCGGCTTCTTGGCCCAGGTAACTCCCTTGAAGCCTGACGTGTTGTGCCTTGCCAAGCGCATGTTGCCACTGTTCTGTGTTCGCGTGGCTAAGCGGAGATTTTCAATGCGATTATCGTGTGGATCGC